GAAGCGGGCATGGTGTACGTCCCGGAAACACGCTGGGCGGAGGAATTGGTCGAGGAATGTGCAGCTTTTCCGTTTGGTGACTACGATGACTTGGTGGACTCCACTACACAGGCACTAATGCGTTATCGACAGGGTGGGTTTATTGGTTTAGAATCTGATGATGACATGCAGGATGGCCATCCTCGCAGGCTAAAAGAATATTACTAGGAGTATACAATGGCAGACAAAGGTGAAAAGATAAAGGACCAAGGTTTTGTTCCTTACGCAAAGACCAAAACTCAAGCTACTTCCAAAGGGCCTAAACCCGGCGCCGGTAAAGGCAAAAGCCGAGGCGGTGGAGAAGCTCTCAGAGGTACGAAGTTCACAGGCGTATTTTAGGAGATCCCTATGGGACTCGGAAGTCTTTTTAAAGCATTAAAAGAAGGTGGAGGTTTTCTCAAGGACTATGTAAAAAGGCGCTATATTCCCGCTGCTATGCAAACAACCAGAACGGACGAAGGGCTAGAATATTTAGCCAAACACCATAGATTACAACAGGAAAGCCTAGAACAGTTACACAAGCAACTTGCAGAACGTGGCAAACGCCTATCGCGTGAAGCCCAAGATATTATTGACAGTATAAGTGGACCTAAATCAGCAAGCGGTTCTATAGCAAAACCGGGCGCCACTCAACGTGAGATGAATAAAATAGCTCAGCAAGTTAACGAATTACAAAAAGAAAAAAATATATTGGATGATATACTCAGTAGGGGCCTAGAAGGATTGGATGCTGACGGGATAGCGGCTTTTGAGTATCAACGAGAGAAAGTAGTGGGATTATTAAAAGCTTTAATTCCTATAATAGGAGCAGGAGCTACTGGCATGTATTGGGGAGCAAGAGCAGAAGATGCTAGTGATCTTTTTTATGACCCTAAGACAGATCCGTTTAGAACACAGGAACCAGAAGAAGCCGTTGAAGAAATGGAAGAAGTAACACAGACTAAATCGGGACAATGGGGACCAAAAGTAGCTAACATACTCATGGATATAATTTCTCCAATACCGAGATATACAGATATAAATAATGGCAGAGAATAAAGTACCAACCAACATAGAAAGGTTGTCAGATCTCATTGATCTGGAAGTTGAAGACGGCACGGAAGTTGAAATAGAAGAGCCGTTGTCCCCGAACGGAATGGATGATATTGCCGTGGAGTTATCCGATGGCGGCGGTGCTGAAATCAATTACTTTCCCGATGAAGACCCCATGGGCGAAGTCCCGTTTGAGGCTAATTTAGCCGAATTCATAGATGAAGGGGATTTGGGAAACATTGCCAATGATCTTATTGGCGAATTTGAAGACGATAAAGGTTCCAGATCCGAGTGGGAAGATGCCTATGTCAAAGGATTGGACTTACTTGGTTTCAAGTATGAGGACAGGGATCGTCCATTTCCCGGTGCTTCCGGTGTAACTCACCCACTATTAGCTGAATCCGTAACGCAATTCCAAGCACAAGCCTTTAAAGAGCTTTTACCCCCTAAAGGACCCGTAAAAACAAGGGTCTTGGGCCAAGAAACACTGGAAACGGAAGATCAAGCAAGAAGAGTTCAAGAGTTTATGAACTACCAAATTACCACGGTAATGGACGAATATACCCCTGAAATGGACCAATTACTGTTCTATTTGCCGTTGGCAGGGACAGCTTTCAAGAAAGTGTACTACGACGCCAGCAAACAAAGAGCAGTTAGCTCCTTCGTCCCCGTAGAAGATTTGGTGGTCCCTTATACTGCCAGTGATTTAGCCACCTGTGAACGCGTCACGCACATAGTCAAGATGACGCACAATGAAATACGCACCCAACAAGTTGCCGGTTTCTATCGGGACATCCCGTTACAGCCTTCGGAAACCAACATAGCTAATGATTCCAAAGACAAGGAAGACCAACTGGAAGGCATTCAAGCTGGCATCAATGAAATGACTTATGAACTACTGGAGTTTCACGTATCCACGGACATACCGGGATTTGAAGATCCTGAAGGCTTTCACCTCCCTTTCATTATTACTGTAGACAGAACATCGGGTCAGGTATTAGCGATCCGCAGAAATTACCGACAGGATGATCCGTTAAAAAGAAAGACCCAATATTTTGTGCATTATAAGTTTCTCCCTGGCCTCGGCTTTTACGGCTTTGGTCTAATACACATGATTGGCGGTTTATCGAGAACAGCGACTGGCGCACTCAGGCAACTGATTGATGCCGGAACCTTAGCGAATCTTCCTGCCGGTTTTAAAGCCCGTGGACTGAGAATCAGGGACGACGAAACTCCGTTGGAACCGGGTGAGTTCAGAGATGTGGACGCACCGGGCGGAGCCTTAAGAGATTCATTAGTACCACTGCCGTACAAAGAACCTTCGGCCACGCTCATGCAACTACTTGGTTTTTGTGTAGAAGCCGGACAACGCTTTGCATCAATTACGAACTTACAAATAGGGGAAGGCAATCAGGAACTGCCAGTGGGTACGACCATGGCACTATTGGAACAAGGCACTAGAGTCATGTCCGCCGTCCATAAAAGATTGCACTACGCCCAAAAAACAGAATTTAAAATACTGGCTAGGTTGTTCTCTGAATACCTACCCCCTCAATATCCCTACCAAGTAGTGGGCGGGGACCAAGCCATAAAACAAGCAGACTTTGACGATCGCATCGATGTGATTCCAGTCAGCGATCCCAACTTCTTTTCCATGAGTCAGCGAATTACCTTAGCCCAACAAGAATTACAATTGGTACAAAGCAATCCTGAAATTCATAATATTAAGGAGTCCTACCGCAGAATGTATCAAGCCCTTGGCTCCGAAAACATTGACGCTTTATTTGTTCCCGATCCACCACCACCCGCTCCTGTGGATCCCGCCCAAGAGGATGGGGCGGCCTTGATGGGTGCGCCTCTAACTGCTTTCCCTGAACAAGCCCACATGATACACATTGAGGTGCATCTGTCTTTCTTGGAAACTGGAATTCCCATGGCCAATCCGATGGCGATGTCATCACTGGTATCGCATATTTTCCAACACGTTTCATTGGAGGCACAGAACATAGCCGATCAGCAAATGCCGGAACAACAGCAAATGCCGCAACAAGGTCCGCAACAAATACCGCAAATGCAACAAGGCGGGATGGCACCTCCTCAAGGGGGTATGATGCAACCCCCTCCACCTAATCCTCAAAAAGAGATACTAAAGGCACAAATAGAAGCCAAGATCCTTGAACAAATCATGCCAAGACTGGAAGAAGTGATAGCACCGCCTGATGATGGCGTGGTTGCATTGAAGCAACAGGAACTAAAAATCCGTGCAAGAGAAAATGAAGATGATAAACTAATTGCCGAGAAGAAAATTCAATTGGATAGTGTCAAGCTTAAGCAAAAAGATAAAGCGGATACGAAGAAGATTTCTTTGGATAAAGCTAAGTTAAAGCAAAAAGATAAAGCGGATACGAAGAAGATTCAATTGGATAAAGCTAAATTAAAGCAAAAGGATCAATCGGAAGAAGAGAGTTTAAGGGCACAGGAAGATATGGCAGTATTAAAGGCAAACGTGGAAAGAGAACGCATTAGACAAGAAAAGAAATCAGGGAGTAAGGACTGATGATGAGTTTATTTGGTTATCAAAGAGGTGGGCCTGTAAGAGGAGGGGCTTATCGTGAACAACCTAATCTTCCGTCAAGGGGGGATCCAGTACAGGACGCAGTGGACACAGCAGTTGGCGGTGGAGGAATTGATGATATGCGAGCTACAACAGGTCAAGAACATATGATGACTGAATACTATAATCCTGCAACGGGTGAAACTACATGGTCATTTTCCCCTCCAGAAGGATTTATTCCTGTACCAAAAGAAGGCGTTCCGCAAATCGATCCAGTCCAAGACGCCGTGGATCAAGCCACGGGAGATGTAGCCCCAGTAACACAAACTGATCCAGTAACTCTCGAAGCAATACCACAACTTAACCCAGCAATAACCCCTGAAAGTATTATGCAGTACGCAGGAGAAGTAGGCCCCTACATAGAAGGGATGGATATTAACGGCGATGGCGAGGTTGATATATTAGATTCAATTACGCTAATGCAACAAAACCCAGAAAAGTATAAAAAACCTGACCCAGTTCAAGATGCCGTGGATCAAGCCACGGGAGGAACCACCACTGCACCGGTATTCCCCACAGATACTGAACCCGGAATGGGTACAGTAGGACCAGCAGGAACTACCATAGATCCAATACAAGCTGCCGTGGACACAGCAGTTGGTGGAGGAACCACACCCGTAGGAGATGATTTTGATTATGGACCCGCAGGACCACCTGGCATAAGTTATGGGGGTAGTGATGAAGGTGGGGAGTATTGGTATGACTCAAAGACTGGAAAAAAATATAATCCATTTCAAGACGCCGTGGACGCAGCCACAGGAACTAAACCGTCGCCATCTAGTTATGGTCCGGTGGATAATTGGGGTGAGCCTGGATTTACAACTTATGATCCAGCCGATCAACTTATCGATCCCGTAGAATCTTTTGTGGAAGATACCGTTTCTCCTTTTATGGACGAAGATCCATCTACTGATACTTGGACAGCCCCTGTAGTCGATGTTTTAGAAACGGCGGGTGCAGGCGCAGGCGGGGATCCAAGAACAGATTTTGCAGTTGTAAATGATCTAACTGAACCCACCACAGGAGATCCTTACTCCGTTGGTGTTATTGACCCCAATGCCACTGACCCAGTAACAGGAGTAGATCCTAATGCTCCTGGACCCGATCCAGTTTATTATGACGAAGATATAGAAACCTATGTCCCTCCAGTTGATACTACAGGTGCCGTTGATGATATGACCACAACAACCGGTGTGGGGGAAATGCCTACTACAAATGTCGCTGGTGATATGACCACAACAACAGGAGGATTCCCTGATATTCTTTTTGAAGGTCAGATATATACAGATGCAGATGGTGTGTCTTGGATATCTGTCCTAGGAGAATGGAGGGAAGTAGGGCCTACAGGTGGCACAGGCACAGGCACAGGCACAGGCACAGGCACAGGCACAGGCACAGGCACAGGAACAGGCACCGGAGACACAGGCACCGGAGGATTCCCCGCTAATCCTTTTGAAACTATGGTGCATATAGATGCAAATGGTGTGACTTGGACCTTTACTCAAGGTCAATGGGTTGAAGTAACACCAACTGGCACTGGCACTGGCACTGGCACTGGCACTGGGACAGGAACAGGAACGGGAACGGGAACTGGGACAGGAACAGGAACAGGAACGGGAACAGGCACCGGAACGGGAACAGGAACAGGAACGGGAACGGGAACGGGAACTGGGACAGGAACGGGAACAGGAACAGGAACTGGTACTGGAACGGGAACTGGTACTGGAACGGGAACGGGAACGGGAACTGGGACAGGAACTGGGACAGGAACAGGAACAGGCACCGGAGACACAGGACAGTCGGAAGTAGATAAATTAAACGCATTGATTGCTGAACTGCGAGCGGAACAAGCGGCT